AGCAAGAAAAGGAAAAAAATAATGAGAGCAGCTAAAGACGAATCAAAGGCACATGAAAATAAAGAAACTAAAAAAATGGAAGCCAGAGAAACACGATTAGAAAAAAAAGGATACTACGAAACTAAAAGTGGTAAAATGAAAAAAGGAAAGAAAAAGTAATGCCATTGGCACGACCTAACTTTCCACAACAAGTCAGTAAACCTATGAAAAAAAAACAAGGACTATACGCAAATATAAATAAAAGAAAAAAAGCAGGAACTAGTAGACCTAAATCTAAATCTACTATAACTCCAAAAGCATATGCAAATATGAAAGCTGGATTTCCTAAAGGTAAAAAGAAAAAATAATATGGCACTTGAAGTAGAACTAGATAAACAGAAACTGCAATATACCGATGATGAAGGTAAGAAGATTACTGTCGATATAAATGAAGATGAAACTGATAAAGCTGAAGAAGAATTTGAAAGCGATCATTATGAAAATCTTGCAGAGACATTAGATAGTTTTAAAGTTTCAAGAATTGGAAAACAACTAGTTACTGCTTATGAAGATGATAAGTCTTCAAGAAAAGAATGGGAAGACCAATATTCTAAAGGTCTAAAAATGTTAGGCGTAATTGTTGAAGATAGAAATGATCCTTTCCCTGGAGCTTCTGGAGTACATCACCCATTACTTGCTGAAGCTGCCACTCAATTTCAAGCTAGAGCTATTGCGGAGTTATTTCCTCCAGGAGGACCTGTAAAAACTCAAATCATTGGTAAAATTACTGATAAGAAAATAGAACAAGCTTCACGAGTTGAAGATTACATGAACTATCAACTTACTACTCAAATTCCAGATTACTTTAATGAATTAGATCAAATGTTATTTTATTTATCATTATCAGGTTCAGCATTTAAAAAAATATACTTTGATGATACGTTAGATAGAGTTTGTTCAAAATTTGTACCAGCAGAAGATTTTGTAATAGCATATCAAAATACAGATTTACAAACTGCGGAAAGATATACTCAAGTAATGAAATTATCTGTAAATGAAATTAAAAGATACCAAGTAGTAGGATTTTATAGAGATGTTGCTTTATCTAAAACTCAATCTGATTTAAATACAGATGATCAAATACAAGCAACACTTCAAAGATTAGAAGGTATGTCTCCATCATCTGCTGATAGATTACATACTATTTTAGAAATGCACGTAGATTTAGATTTAGGAGAAGATAAAAATGGAATTGCATTACCATATATTGTTACAATTGATTATGATATGCAAATTGTATTATCAATTAGACGTAACTGGAAAGAAGAAGATCAATTAAAACGTAAAAGAACTTATTTTATTCATTATAAATATTTACCAGGTTTAGGTTTTTATGGATTTGGTTTAATACAAATGATAGGCGGTCTACAGCATGCGAGCACTGGAGCTTTAAGAGCTTTACTTGACTCAGCAGCATTTGCAAATTTAAATGGTGGATTCAGAGCTAAGGGAGCAAGAATTGAGGGTGGAGATTTAACTATATCTCCAGGAGAGTGGGTAGAAGTAGAAGCTTATGGAGATGATTTAAGAAAATCATTTATTCCACTTCCATTTAAAGAACCATCTCCTACTTTACTTCAACTTTTAGGAGTAATGACAGAATCAGGTAGACGTTTTGCTTCAATCGCTGATGCGATGGTAGGTCAATCTGCAGGATCTGGTCCAGTAGGAACTACTATTGCTCTTATAGAACAAGGTTCTAAAGTATTTTCTGCTATACACAAACGATTACATCAAGCTCAAGGTAGAGAATTTAAATTAATTTATGAAATAAATGGAGAATATTTAGACGATGAATATCCATATGAAACAATTGGTGAGAAAAAAATCATTAGAAGAAAAGATTTTGATCAAGCAATAGATGTTGTACCAGTATCTGACCCTAATATTTCATCTTCTGCTCAAAGAATTGCTTTAGCACAGACTGGACTTCAATTAGCACAACAAGCTCCACAGATTATTGATGTAAAACAAGCTTATAAAAGATTTTTACAATCGTTAAATGTACCTGATTATGAAAATTTATTAATAGATGATAAAGAAACTCCTCGTAGAGATCCAGTTTCTGAGAACATGGCACTCTTAAATGGTAAACCTATTCAAGTTTTTGAAGAACAAGACCATCAAGCTCATCTTATGGTTCATCAACAATTCATTAATGACCCTAGATTTGGTGGAACACCTGAAGCTAAACAAGCTTTATATGGTCAAATGTTAGCACATATGGGTCAACATTTAGCATTTTTATATCAACAACAAATGCAAGCTCAAGTTCAAGAAGGAACTCCAGTATCAAGTGGTCAATTTAATGAAGAATTTTTAGATAAAGAAACTAAACCACTTCCTATTGAACAAGAAAATAGAATTGCATTAGCTGCAGCTCAAGCTGCACAGGGTTTAATGGGTAGTATGCCACCAAGTCCAGAGCAACAACAGATGCAAATGGATATGCAAGAGAAAATGGAAAATTTAAAATTAAAAACTGAAGAATTAAACATTCGTAAAGCAAGATTTGCAGAAGGTGTTAAGACTAATGAGAGACAACAAACTAGAAAAGATGCTGAAGTGAAAGCTAAAATAGTAGAAGCAGCTTCTCGAATTGCAAAACGTGATAAATAGTATGTCTATTAAAGCTGAAGAAATAAGACAAGCTAAAAAATTTTTAGAAAACAAAAGAATATCTATAAGTTTGGTTAAACCAAAACAATTTGTGATAGCTTCTAAAAAATTAAATACATCATTTGATGATGCTCTTAATAAATTGAAAGAAATGGTAAATGGAAAAACTACTACAAGCGATTAAGAATCAAATAAAAAGACATAAAGAAGAATTAGGTAATAATTTGTTGTCAAAAGGTGTAGATAACATAGAGGAGTTTAAACGAAACTATGGCTACGGTCAAGGTTTAGATAAATCTCTACAAATTATTAATGAGATAATAGAAAAATATAAAAAAGGAGAAATAGAAGATGATGAGTAATGAAGCATGGGCTACAGAAGATGATGTACCTACACCAGCAAAAGTTCCACAACCAGTTGGATATAGAATTTTAATAAGACCAAAAGGACCTGTATCTAAAACAAAAGGTGGTATTTATTTATCTGATAATAATAAAGATACTCAATCTTATTTAAATAGTGTAGGTCAAGTAATAGCAATGGGACCTGAGTGTTATAGTGATAGAAAAGCACCTTGGTGTAAAGTAGGAGATTGGGTTTTGTTTGGTCGTTACGCAGGTGCACGCATATCTGTACAAAATGTCAAAATGGTGATAGTAAATGATGATGAGATTATTGCTTCACTTGAAAATTCTGAAGTAATATCTCAGCAAATATAAACATACGTTATTGAGTTAAGAATAACGCCAACATAGGAGATAACTATGCCTAACGAAGAAGAAATAAAGAAAGAGATTGAAGTGAAATTAGATGAACCTAATTCTGAAAAAGAAATAGAAGTTCCTCAAAATCCACTTGAAGCTCTAATGAACGACTACAAAGAAGAAACTGTAGAACAAAAAGCAGAAGAAAAAATAGATCAGCCTAAAATTCAAGAAAAAGCTGAAACTAAATCAAACGTTCCGCCTTATTCAGATGAACTTCCTTATTCAGAGAAGGTTCGTAAGCGAATTCAAAAAGAAGTTGCTAAACGAGCTGAAGCTGAACAAAGAATAGTTGAACTAGAAGATAGATTGTCAAATATGGAGAAAAAAACTCTTGACTTGGCAAGTAAATCTTTATCTAGTCAATATTCTCAAGTTTCTCAAAAGCTTAAACAAGCTATTGAAGAAGGAAATACTGATGAACAAATCAAGTTGTATGAAAATATGGCTGATATTCGTAATCAGATGAATAAGACGCAAGAATATGCTTCTGAAATAGTTTGTCGGGCTCAACACCTTTCAAGGCATCTTGAAGCAATGGCATTCTTTGAGTTAGCTCAGCGTTAGCCCTGTGAGCCTGTCTTGCAAATTGATAAGCCTGTGCTGCATCATTACCACCATTTACAAGCAAGCCTTGCAGAGCTTCATCTTGGCGACCTTGTAGCGACTGGCGGACAATTCCGAGAGCGTGCGTGGTTGCGGTTGGCTGACCGTTTTGCAGTGATGACTTGTAGTGAGTGTTCAGGATCTTGATCAACTCCTCGCCTTTTTTAAGGGTGAACAGTTGCGGATTTTCACCAATCTGGACAATTTTCTTCGAGATATCTGGCGGCAAAAATGATGCCAATGCAGCATCATCGAGCTTGGTGAATACATCATTTGCCAATCCAGCACCGTTAATCAAAACGTCATTACCGGGTGCATTCATGGCATTGTCATAAGCCGCACCAACAAACG